CTTTGCGATCTGTGATTTCGTTATCGTTATTAACGATTTTGCTTTTACCACGAAAATGGCCAGTAACTACTGTGCCATTTTTTAGTTCAACTGATATTACTTGATTGTATTTGATATCGCGGATATCGATTTGTGTATTCATTTTTATTACCCTTCATGTCGCTGACGAGGCTCGTCAGTTGTGTCCGATAACACAAGACACACAACCAACTCATAATTGATTGTGTGTTTCGCCTTAATAATATAAGCGACAGCACTTTCGATATTTTGCCATTTGCCGTAGTATCTAGAACTCGATGCGTTGCGTAATTAAGAATTAAAGTGTCACACAGTAATTACTTAATCAGGTTATCCTCGGGCGTCGCACCGTAATAGGTCTATTGCCGATTCTAGAATCCTGCTTAACGACTTCCTGACTTCTTTATGTAATTAACCAGTAATAATCTTTCTGTCACCTTTGGAAGTTCCCGAGGGATTTAATGACTTCCTTAGTTCACCAGAGTTTTATTCTGATCTGTAGTTTTTTCACTTTTGATTTTTGCCCCTAGAGGATTCTGAAAAATCAGCCGTGCCTACCCTGATATTTTACCGCTACATGCTCAGGCTGTAAAGCCTCAACTCGCGCTGACCTGCTCTGTCGCTAGGGAACACTTTGTGCGCTTTGGGCGTGGCGAGGGTTTTTGGGCTATTCTGTGGGGTATGCCACTAGCCAGAGTAATAATTAATCTAGGCGGATTAAATATAAAAATAGAACAAGATGCTGCTTATCCTGACATGGTATCTGATTTATGTAATCGTGCTGCTGTTTTATTCAGCACTTCATTAGCACAAGCACAAGCGAGCGAATTAAACATTATGGCTAGCACTTGGGTTGATTATGGTGATGACGAGGAAGACGAAGACGAATAGGCAAAAAAAATAAACCCCTACCGTAGTAGGGGCTCAATGCAATAAGTAATTCTTAAATCGTCTGTATCAATCCAAGTTTCATCAAATCCTGCTTCACTCATTCTAACTGTGTTGCTAACTCTCCAGCACCAGCGATATAAGCAATAGCGTCGATGTAGTTATCCGTATGTGTTGAATCGTTAGCAATTCTAGATATTTTTACCATAGCCATCATGACGGCTACCATTTCGGGTGTAATTGGTTCTTCAAGTTGTAATAACTCTCCCCACATAACACCAATTCTTCTATGGTTATCCCAGAAGTCTCCGTAAGTTTCTTGACGAGCATCAGTTAATAAACAACTTGCTTCTGCTAATAAATCGTTAATCTCCATTAGTCTAACCAAATTTTATATGCTGCTGTTACTCGACCCTTGATGGGGTCAATGAAGTGTAATCTTTGTGACGGAGTTGCGCTTGCTGCCAACATAACACCAGCATAGCGATTATCCGATTCTGTGCTTCCAGTTTGGTACACACTTCCTTGTCCGTTAGCCATTGGCCATTCCGCGTGTGTGTGGTAGTGGCCAATATAGACATCTCGGAAATCCCAATCGTATGCCCCTGACCGCCATCGGTTCGCGTGTTGGACAATTGCCGTCGGACTCGCAAATCCATTCCGCCCAACTTCGTCACCATGAATAAGGAGTGCTTTATAGTTTCCGATTTGAACTCTTTGGATATCGTCTGGACACTCCTGCCATTTGAGATTTTTTTCTGAGGATAATAGTTGTCGGGCAAGTTCGTAGCACATTCTGTCGAAGTTATCTGATCTTGGCACATTATCACGCTTTGACCCTATACGACCATGATTGCCCCATTCGGGAACGACACACACTTTCTCGTAATTAGATAAAGCATATCTGACTACTTCTACTAGCAATCTAGATACATTTACATACTGCTCAAACAGGGTAGCATCTATCTCGAATGCTTGTCCGGGAAAGTTAAATAAGCCTTCAACCATATCTCCGCCGAACATAATAGTTAGTTCTTTTACTGGGTGATCGGCTCGTTGAATATTTGTAATGCTTACTGCCTTTTCAGCGAAGTTCATTACGCGTTTATGCATAATCTCGCTGTTGTAACTAGTAGTTCTTTTAGCGCCTTGCCAATCAGTTAAGTGCCATAAGGCAACTTCTGTTTTACTTTTTCTTTTATCTGCATTAGGTTCTTTAACTGGTGGTATTTTACCTACCGCTAATACAGCATCATAAGAAGCCTGAATAGTTGCCTCAACTAATTCATCAGTTTTTTGTTTAGTTTGTTGTAGTTGTTTTTGCGTTCGTTGTAACGCTTTGCGCAACTCCGCTATTTCAGGATCAGCGTCCTTGTCTAGTTTTTCTAAATCTTTATCGAGTGACACCAGTGCAACTTCCGCGTCTGTGTCGTCCTACTGTGCTATCGCTAATTGGGTGTCCGTTATTTTTCAATACATTAGCGATAGACATATGAGTAATATTTTTATTATCTAAGCGAAGTTTCAACGCTTCACTTTCTTTAGGCAATAACTCTTTCAACAACTCACAAACAGTACACCATGCTCTGCGAGCGTCAGGGAAATTGCTCTCGTTACCGAGGTCTTCCAGCAATCCCATAAGATTATTTCTTTTTCTTTTTATCTGCTTTAGCGAGTTTATTTAACTCTACATCTACTTTGTCCGCAACGATGCCGAATGCGACATCGTTAGGATTAATAGCGCGAATTGCTGGTCCAAGAATAGCGATTAAACCTGCTATTGCTAAATCTTGTAGATCGGTTTTGCCCATGCTGTATGCGGTTAATGCCGCTACTGCAAAAGAACGAGCGTATGAAGCAAGTGCTAGTTTCATTTTGTTTTTCATCTTTTCTTCCTTCCGTTAGGGTCTTACAACTGCCATAACGATAGCATACGAGCGTTTCTTTTGATATACGCCATCGCCATTAGATTGAGAGCCTTTACTATCTCCTGCCGTATTACCCTCAATAGTCCATAGATTTTTCTTTCCGTCATTATCAACGACTATGCCTACATGATCGGGTTCAGCGTCTTTGTCAAATTGAAAAAAGACTATATCTCCTGCTTGCGCTTGTCCTACTGGAACTAACTTATTGTTCTTTGCAAACCATTTTAATCCTGCGTCGCAAGAAGCAAAGCCTTTTCTAGTCTGCGCTGCTACCGCACCCGATAATCCTGCTTTATCGTAACACCAAGATACAAACATAGCGCACCAAGGGTTTTTGTTTAGCCCATACCAAGCACCATATTTAGTGTCGTTATTAAACTTTTCTTGATAACCTAATTCATATTTGGCTATATCAATTACTTGTTGATTCACTTCTTGCCTTCTTCCTGCTTGACTTTTCGCCATGTCGAGTTTTAAGAATAATTACATCAATTTCAATTCTATCTATTGCATCTTTCATGCTTTCGCCACCGTTATTATACAATTGATATTCAATGCGGTCTAGGCGTTTATTCATAGTATAAAAAAATCTAAATCCACCACCAATAATTACAATACTATCTAGTGCCGCCCAAAGCATAGTAACTGTTAAATTGCTATCAAGTAAGTTCATAAAATCTCTTTCGGTTATGGAGTGTAATTGCTTTGATTGAGTTTATGCCAAGCAGTACCGTTGTAATAAACAAGTTGTCCTAAATCTGTTGCGTAATACATATCGCCTTCGCGTGGATTAGTAGGTAAGTCTGTTGAAAAATTCAATGAGGGTGCGTTGAATCTAAATGCTGTTTCTAATGCGCGAATTCTTCTGTCTAAATCCCAAAACATTTCAGACATAACTGGCGGTAAGTTAATAAATGGCATTGTTTCCTAAGTTGGGTCGGTTAGGGTTAATGTTACTCTTTCAGGACCATCTTCTCCTGGTTGAACACTAATAGCAACAATTCTTTTTACTACGGCTAATCCGTAACCACTACCATTATTAGGGAATCTGTCATCTGTAATTCTCAATAAACATTCATCGCCAGTTTTATATGAACCAAGATTAGGAGAAGCATAGGCAGGAACTACAATTTTAGGCGTTACGATTGGAACTTGTTTTGCTGTTACTTCACCTAAAGTTTGTTGATAAAGAATAGCAGGGTCATATTGATCTGTATAAGAAACTGTATCTTCTAGTAATGGCCAACCAGCAGCAATTTGATCTGTTGGCGCTACGGCAGTTGCGCGAATCTTGGCTTCGTTAGATTGAGGACCAATACCATACATTTCATTAGCGACTGTTGAGCCATCATCTGGCCAATCATAAGCAACTATATTGCCGGGAAATTCAAATACTAATGCAGTAGGGCTTGATGAAACATATTCAGTTCCACGATAAGGATAAGCAGTCTGAGCATATTTGCG